AGATTCACAATTGAACTGTATAGCACCTGAATTTGTATTACCTCTAACCGTTACATGACCTGTTCCTTTTGCTTCAATTTCTAAATCAATATTAGAATCTCCACCTGTTGATGATAGTTTTGGTGCATTACCAGTTGCAGCATTTGTTATATCAAATTGATTAACTGCTGAACTAGTTGTTTGAAATATAATTTGTTCATTACCATTTTCATCATTAATACCATGAGCATCATCAAAAGCTATATTAAAACTATTTGTATCTAAATCACCACCTAATTGTGGAGATGTATCTTCTACAACATTTGATATTTCAGAACCTGAAACAATACCTGCTGTTAAAGTTGCTCTTGTAATTTTTTTAAGTCCACCACCTGAAGTATCAACTGCTAGTAATACATCGTCTGATGCTACTGTAGATATTTCTGATAATGATCCTACTGCTACTGAATTAAAATTAGTACCATCTGCAATTAATAAATTACCTGCAGTATTAGTACCCATAGTAATATCATCACCAGCAACTGTAAGATCTCCAGTTATACTTAAGTTTCTAAATCCAGATATATCTTTATTAGAATCTGCAATAACTGCTAAAGATGCAGATACAGTTCCTGCTGTAATACCATCTAGTAAATTTAACTCTGCAGCTGTAGAAGTAACACCATCTAAGATATTAAGTTCCGCTGCAGTTGAAGTTACACCGTCTAATATATTTAATTCTGCTGCAGTTGAAGTAATAGTTGTACCACCTAAACTTATAGCATCTGCTGCAAGTGTATCTATATTAGCTGTGCCATCTATAAATAAATCTTTAAATTCTAAAGAAGAAGTTCCTAAATCAATATCATTATCTGTAATAGGTACAATAGCACCATCTTGTACTCTAAACTGTTGTACTGAAGATGATGATACATTTATATAAAATTCTAAATGATTATTAGTAGAATCAACTAATACTCTGTTTAAAGTATTAGCATCTCTAATTGCAGTTACAGGTCCACCTTCACCCGCAGTTCCATCATGCGTATGTCCTGTAGTTGCGTTAAATGCAGCCAATACTTGGTTAAACTCATCATTAGAATGAGCTGCTGTTATAGTATCTCCTGTTGTATAACTTGACTGTCTTGCCGAATAGCCTGCCATTATCTTCTTCCTCCTGGGGTAAATTCTAATTGAAATCCTTTAATTGAAAATGAGTCTGCACTATTTTGATCATCTATTTGTAATGCTACTGCAAATCCAGATCCCTCTACTGTTTGTCTAACTAATGGAACACCTGATGCATCATATAATGAATTACCATATGAAGCTGCTCCATATTGTCCAGCACCACCTACATTTGGTAGTGCAATCTTTGCTGGTTGTGGACTATCTTGATCATCGTAATTATATCTAAGTGCTAAGTTTGCATCAATAGATGTGCCTTCACCTTGATAGTTTAGATTAACTCTTTGCATATACTTTCTTACACCTGGATCTCCCATGACCATATCAGGTGATCTGTATACTGCTTGAATAGTATTATTTGCTGATCCTGCTGCAAATCTGTTTCCTGATTCCATTTTATATAGATGACCATCAAACCCACCAAATACTTGTGTTTCAACTCCATCAATAAAATCAGAATCTGTACATGCAGGTTTTATACCAACCATATCTGCATATTCAAATCCAATAGATCCTGTATTAGGATTATTTTTTAATACTCCTATAATACCTTTTGATGATCCTTGTCCACCTGCAGTTGTTGGATAAAATATTCTATATTGTGATTTAGCTCTAATAATTATAGATGATACTCTATCTAGTCCTATTTCATCAATTCTAGATTGTATTTGTCTAGATATAGATCCAAGTTCAACGTCACCAATTCTAGCTGTACCAGCAATAGTTCTTAATCCATCTGGTGCTAAGAATATAACATCTCCACCAATCTCTTGTATACTACCACCATCTCTACAACCTATATTTCTTGTAACTTCTTGTACTGCAAAATTACTAGATGATGTACCTGTTAATTTATATATTCTATCTTGACAGAATATAATTAATTCATTTCTAAATACTTTTAATCCTACAACTGTTGAGTCAACTCTAAATGATCCTGCACCACTAGCTGATGTAAAATTATCTTCTGCAAATGGTACACTAAATATAACTTCTTCTGGATTACTTGCACCAGCATAAAACATATGGTTTTGAAATGCTTTTACAAACTTTGGATTGCTTGGAGCTGTACCGCCACCTGTTGCATTTACTACATCTACTGCAAAACTAGAATTAATTATTTGTGCAGGTGAATGTCCAGTTGCAATAACTATTTTTTCAGTGCCATTAAAATTAAATTTTTCAAAATCATAGGCTCTAGTAGATGTTCCTAAACCTGTAGTTAATGTTGTAAAACTACCAGATGTAGTTCCTCTATGTATATCACCACCTCTTGCAACTATTACTTGTCCATTAAATACTATAGAACAATCTACAATTAAACTACTATTACTAGATCCTTGTGGTATTTGTGTTGTATTATATAATGCTGTGCCACTAACACGTCTATATCCACCTTTAATATCAGGTTCAAAATTTTGTAATAATAATGCTTCTCCAGGTTGCATTGAAAAGACATCTTTATTCAATGTCAATCCCCCAGCACAACTTACTACAAAAGGTGATATTAAATCTGTAGTTGGCATTTTATGATGTTCTCTTTTCTGCTAATTTTTGTAATTCTTCTAATTCTGGTTTTAATAATTTAAATTTTTCTAAATATTTACTTGTGCTTTCTCCAGTTTGATATCTTCTAATATATTCTCTAATTTGAGGTATAGTCATTTTCTCAGAAATATCTGCAACTTGCAGACCATTATCTTTTTGTTTTTCTTTTTTATCTTCTTGATAAGACATGTTATCTATAGCTCTATCTTTATCTCTTGACATTACATACCCCCTGTTAAATCTTCATCTTCTTTTTCTCTTTTTATAGATAAATTTTGTAATCTTTCTGTTTCTTTGTTTGTTAAAGGTCCAAAGATATCTCTTTTAGATTCTTTTATTTTTAATATTTCAAAATCTTTTTTTTCTTTTTTTAATAAATTACCTTCAGATGGTTGATTATTTAAACCATTATTGAGCATTCGTGCTGCTTTTCTTTCAGCATATCTCATATTATCCTCTGGTTCTTTAGGTTTATTTATAGAATAATTTACAGCCATTATAATTGATTTAAAAATGCCTCTACTTCTTGTTTTGTTGCTGGATCTTTTTTATTACCTGCAGCTTTAAAAGCAGGATCATCTAAAACTTCATTTACATCAACAGATTCACCCATGCTTTTAGCTATTTTATTTTTTGTTTTTAAAGCTGATTTTTGTTTTTTAGTTAATCCAACTATCAACATTTCATCTTGTTTTTTAAATTTATCAGTTCCATATGTTAAATTATCTATGGCTGTTTTTTCTCTTTCTATATTTCTTTCTTTTTTAATACTCATTAGTTAACTCTACCTCCAATATTAGTTGCTACACTTTCTGTGATAGAATCACTACGCATATAATCATTCTTAGTAGCATAGTCTACTTTTAATAATCTAAGTTTTCTTTGAAAATCTCTATCTGCTAATTGTGCATGTTGTGGATCTGATCTTAACATGTAAGTATAATATTTAGCTCTATCTACAATTAAAGGTCTAAATCTATCTGGCAAAGACATGTTATCACCATGTGCAGATAAATCAGTGTGTGTTTTATAATAATTATAACTTACTTGAAAATCACTTTTGTTTGGTCTTGGACTTACTCCAAAAGCAGTATAACTTGGTAGTATATACATTCTTAATGGGTCACCATAATTACCACTTCTATTTCTATCATCTTGTGCTTTATAATTTTGTAAGTAATGGTCGTATGATATAAAAGTTAATTTTCTATTTAATATTTCACTTCTAGAGCATCTAACATAATCTACATCTAACTGTACACCATCTGCTTCTACATATATAAATGAGTTTTGTGCTGTAGCTGTAAATACAGTATTAAGTATTTTACCTTCTCTAAAATCAGTAACAGCTACTGTCTTATTTAAATTTTGTGTTCCACCTGCTGTTGTGCCAACTCTAACAATTAAAGCACTTGTAGAACTATTAGGACTTAAAACTCTAATCTGTAAATTATATTGTTTGTTTACTACAGTTTCTACAGATTGATATGCAGCTGCATCATTTAAATTTAATCTACCATTACCACTTGTTGTATGTGATGGTGATCCATCTCCAGTTGTCCAGTTATTTATATTAGATGTAAACTCACCATTAGTAACTAATTCTCTAGGTCCCATTGTAAATGAGTCTATATCTACTTTTCTCAAATCAGCTGGTAAATCATATTCATTATCACCAACTATTAAATTCTGTGTTGTTCTTTCGTA